CGAGAACCTGCTGCCATGGTTGGCATGGACGATGTCCGTGGACACATGGCGCAACAGCTGGCCGCTGGCGGTGAAGCGCGCCCGCGTCGCCAACTCGCTGATCGTGCAGCGCCGTAAGGGCACTGCGCGCAGCATCGCGGACGTGGTGGACAGCTTCGGTGGCGTGGTCGACATCACCGAGTGGTGGCAGACAACGCCACGCGGCACCCCACACACATTCGCGCTGACGCTGACCCTTGGCGGCCAGGACGGCGAAACCACCACCGCGCAGTACGTCGATGACGTCATTGCCGAGGTGAACTTCACCAAGCCGGTACGCAGCCACTTCACCTTCACCCAAGGCATCAACCTGGCCGGTCGCGTGGGCGTCATCGCGGCCACCCGAGCCGCTGTGTTTGTCCGCCTTCAAGCTACGGAAGCCACCACTCCATGACCGGCCTCAGATTCATCGTTACCCGCCGTGGCCGCGAGGCCATCGTCAACGCCGAGCAGAACGGCACCGCCCCGGTGCTGGCCCACTCTCTGGGCCTCACCGCCGAAGTGGTCGAGGCGCACCGCGAAATGCAATCACTGCCCGGTGAACACACCCGGCTGCAGTCGATCAGGGGAGGGGCCACGGCGCGGGACACGATCCACGTCACGGCCCGCGATGCCACCGATGCCACGTACTCGGTACGCGGCATCGGTCTGTACCTGGCCGATGGGACGCTGTTGGCGGTCTACGGCCAGCCGGCCGTGCTGGCGGAGAAGTCGACGCAGGCGGTTCTGCTGCTCGCCGCCGATATCCAGTTCGCCGACATCGCAGCCACCGATATCACCTTCGGCGACACCAACTTCGACCTCAACGTGGGCACCGAGGAAAAGGCCGGTGTGCTGGAGTTGGCCACCCCGACTGAAACAGCTACCGGCACCGACGCGACGCGCGCCGTCCATTCGAAAGGCCTGCGCGAACTGCTCGACGCGCGGTTCGGCCCTGGCGCGCCCACCGCGCTCGCCAAGAAGCTGATCGCTACCGCAACGGAAAGCGCTGTACGCCAGCTGTTGGGACTGAAAGGAGCGTCGCTCAAAGACGATGGCGAGGGCAACGGCTTGGATGCTGACCTGCTGGACGGCAAGCACGGTGCACACTACCTCGCTTGGGAGAACCTCACCGGAGTGCCTGCCAGCGCCTACATGCCCGGCCAGGTGATTACCTTCGCCGGCAAGACCGCGCCCTCGGGCACGCTGGTGTGTGACGGTCGTGAACTGCTACGCACGGACTACCCACGCCTCTTCGCGGCCATCGGCACCACCTACGGCAGCAATGCCGAGGGAACCACGTTCAAGCTGCCCAAGGTCGATGAGGACAGCGGCGTCATCCATACCGGCGATCCTGCCAAGGTCGGCCAGAGCAGCGCCGGCTCAGTGATTGCGCACACACACAGCGCGAGCGCGAGCGCAGCCGGCGCTCATGCTCACTCTGCCGGTGCCGATGCGGTGGGCGATCACGCTCACGGCGCCTGGACGGATGGTCAGGGCCACCACGGCCATACGGGCGGCACCAACTGGGTCGGTGACCATCAGCATCTGGTCCCGTTCGCAGACGCCGGCATCGCCTATCCGTGGGGCGGCGACTACAACAACCATGCTGGTTCACGCGGCAATGTCGACTACGACAACCCTTGGCCGAACACCAGCCCTGCCGGCGGCCACTCTCATGCCTATTCAACCGATGGCAACGGCACGCACGCCCACAACATCGGCATGAATGGTGCCGGTAGCCACAGCCACACCATCAACGTTGCAGGCGTTGGCGATCACTCACACGCCATCACCGTGGGTAGCACCGGCTCGGCCCGCAACCTGCCCGCCGGCATCCGGATGCTGTTCTGCATCGCCTTCTGAGAGAGAACCATGCAACTGAAAACCGACCACGAAATCTATGGCCACTCGTTCGATGCGTTGACCGGTCTGTACGTACTGCCAATTCGGATCTACCCGGAAGCGGACGGCAGTTGCCCGCTTCCCAACAACACGGTTGATTTTCCGCCAGTGGAGCAGGCCGGCGCCCATCAGGCGTGGCGGATCAATGCTGAGCGCACGGCATGGGAGACGGTCGCCGACTTCCGGGGCGTGATGCTGTGGGACAAGAACACGGGCGTACCCGCGCCCAACCAACTCGCCTTGGGGGAACTGCCCCCGCCAAGCGTGACCATCCAGCGACCGCAGCCTATCGAGCCGGGCGAGCCGCTGGCGAACCGCTGGAACGATGCGCTCGATGCGTGGGAGCTGGTGCCCGACTACACCCAGACCCCGATCTGGGATAAGGCAACCGGCTTCTACCTGCCGCAGTTGGCCATGGGCGAGCCGCTGCCGGCCACGGCGACTGCGCTGGCACCACCGCGCGACCACACCGGGCCGTGGCGCTACAGCGAGACTCAGGGCGGTTGGGAGAGCGTGCCGACGCCAGAGCCGATTGAACCCGCCCCGGTACCGCCGGAGTCCGCCACCGATCCTGCGGCGGGCTGACCGCCATGGCGCGCGGCGACATTCCAGCCGAGGTCAGCAACATGCTCCGCTGGGGCACGGTGATTGCCGTGCGCACCACAGCGCCAGCACGCGTCCGCGTCCAGACGGGCGAGATCCAAACCGACTGGATCGCCTGGCTGGAACGCAGGGCCGGGCCGAACGGCCGCACCTGGCACGCGCCAGGCAAAGGCGAGCAGGTGCTGCTGGCTTGCCCCGATGGGGACATCTCACAGGCGGTCATCATCGGCAGCACGTCACAGGACGCGTACCCGCAGCCGGCTAGCAGCGAGGACGTCGACCGCACAACCTATCCCGACGGGAGCGTTGTCGAGTTCAACCACGCAACCTCGACCCTGTCGGTCCATGCCGGCAAGGGCCAGGTCATCGTGAACTGCCAGCAGGCCGAGGTGCATGCGAGCGCGGCGGTGGTGCTGGATTCGCCCACGGTGCACGCCACCGGCAGCGTCATGGCGGATGGCAACGTGTCCGCCGGCACCGGCGCTACGGGCACCTTCACTACCGGCACGGGCCAGGTCGTGAGCGTGGAACGCGGCAGCGTCACCAACATCTACTGAGGCACCCATGAACCCACAAGGCTCCCTCCCCTTCAACGCCGAGACATTCGAGCGCCTGGCGGACCAGATCAACGCGGTGCAGTCCTGCGCCGAACTGCAGGCGCTCACTGACGAAGCCATGCAGTCGGCCAACGCGCTGCTCGCCGGCATCGGCGCGCAGATGGCGGCGTTACAGCCGATGATGGCGCTGCTCAGCCCGCCGGGCATCAATCCCGCTGAGATCGTGACGTGGATCAACGGCTTGATTAGCGCTGTCATTCAGCCCTACGTGAAGCCTATGCTGGTGCTTCCGCTGCAGATCGCCCAGATAACCGCGGCTATCGCCAAACTGCAGGCTGCGATTGATTCGGCCGCTTCGCGCATCGGCTCCTGCAGCATCGAGATGCCGTCCGTCACCGTCCCCGAGCTGCCCAAACTGCCAGAGGTCCCTGAGCTGCCGTCTGTAGAACCGCCGAATCTGTCCGGCTCGTAGCCCGCAGGTGTTTGCGTAGCTGATACACGCCAACGGGAGCGCCTTCGGCGAAGCCCGTCCACAGAATGAGGTCATGGCTTCGACCTCGCCCCATCTGCCCCACCTGCGCCGTCGCGCTCCCTTGTGGAGCGCGGTGCAATGAGGGGCATGGATGCATCCACTGGCCGCTGGATGGACGATGACGCGCACCTGGTGCAGTCCATCGCTCGCATCCTGACCACGCCCATTGGCACACGGGTGCAGCGCCGCGACTTCGGATCGCTCCTGCCCGAGCTGGTCGACCAGCCATTCAACAGCACCACACAGCTGCGCCTGTACGGCGCCGCTGCCACGGCGCTCATGCGCTGGGAACCTCGCCTGCAGATCAAGCAGCTGTCGCTGTCACGCGGCGAACGGCCGGGCGCGTTCGTGCTCGATGTCACCTGCCGTCGCGTGCGCAGCCAGCAGTCCAACGAGTTCACCCGGCTGACTGTCCCCCTCCGCTACCGCGAAACCTGACCCAAGGAGCCAGCAATGGACCAGTACCACCACGGCGTACGCGTCGTCGAAGTAAACGGCGGCACCCGCCCGATCCGCACGGTGGCCACCGCCATCCTGGGCATCGTCTGCACGGCCGAGGACGCCGACGCATCCGTATTCCCGCTCAACAAGGCCGTGCTGCTGACCGACGTGCGCGGCGCCGTCGCCAAGGCCGGCACCAAGGGCACGCTCGCCGCCAGCCTGCGCGGCATCGCTGACCAATCCAATCCCGTCGCCGTGGTCGTGCGTGTCGCTCAGGGCGCGGCAGATCCGGAGACCACCACCAACGTCATCGGCAGCAAGGACACCGGCACCTACACCGGCCTGCAGGCGCTGCTGGTGGCCGAGGCGCAGCTTGGCGTCAAACCGCGCATCCTGGCCGTGCCGGGACTGGATACGCAGGAAGTAGTCGCTGCGCTGGCCCCCATCGCCAAGACG